ATTTAACTCTTCAAAACTAATTTTTTCATCCATAAAACATAGTTTAGCATAAAAAATTAGATAGGCATACCCCTACGCTGGTCAAGATCCAACATCTCCCAAGGATCAAGCACAACCACATCACCAACAGACAAGCCAGCAGTGCTACCATCAACAAGGCCAGAAATGTTTGCCGCAGCATAAACCGCTGCATCCAAATTATCTGGAGACTTTATGCCACGACTACGCATATCATACTTAGACTCAATCTGAATACCACCCTACGGGCTGAACTTATATTTAATCATCAACATCTCATCCAACAACTTCTCATCATCAAAATCAATATCCAAAGACCCCTCAGCCATCTGCTGACGCAACTGATCAAAATACAATGCGCGAGCATTCAACCAACGCAAAGTATCAGGGCTACGACCAGAACCAATCATCGCCACAATACGGTAAGGCGCATACGAATAAGCAGAATGATTCACCAAAATATCTATAACACCAGCACCAATACCAGAACCATCAATACGAACCTCATGCGCACCAGTAGCTAAAGCAGCCGCATGAATCCTATCCGCAGTCTCAGTAAGAGGAACCTTATTCCACGAATCAAAGCAACGCAACCTACCACCACGATTAGTGTAAATGCAGCTATAGTCATCACCCATCCGAGCAATATCCACCCCAAGAACACAAGGCACATTAGCATCATCTTGAACATTCGCATCAACCGCCCTATCAATAGCATTCTGCGTAAAAAACATTGAATCAGATTCATCCGGAAACTCCGCCAAAATCTTAGACTTAAACCTAGAAGAATCAGCACCCCACTGAACCTTCATATCCTCAACCCACGAAGGCTGAGGCAACAACTGTGCCAACTTCTCAGAAACCTTCTCACCAGTAAAATTAGGTGTATCCAACGCAGAAATAGTCATCTTATTCCAAGTCGGATCATTACGCTTAAAAATCTTTCCAAACGCAGACTGATAATCATCAGGGTTAGCAATCGCCAAAATCCTACAGTTATCTGCAGTCGTATTAACCTCGGCAGCCGTAAAAATCATTTCAGGACAACCAACAGCCTCATCAATCAAAAACAAAACACCATCAGGCCTATGCAAACCCTGAAACGCAGACATATCCATATCCGCAGGTCTACGACCAAAAGCAACCTGCTTCTCAATGACGCGGCGATTACCCTTCTCATCAACACCCTCAACAGGGATCTTCCACTCATCAGACTGAGTAATCTTTCCCGGCAAATTATGTTCAATATAATGTTTACGAATTTCTTCCCACAAAATCTTATTCACCTGAGCATAAGTCGGAGCAGTAGAAACAACCAAACTATTAGGCCCCCGAGTAGCAACCCACCAACAAGCAGCCAAACCCATCGTAAAACTCTTACCAGTAGAGTGAGCAGACTTCACAGCAGTACGCTTATTAGTTGCTAAAGACAGCAACATCTCCTTCTGCGCAGAATACAACTCAACCTTCAAAACCTCTTCACACCACGCAACAGGATCATCAAAATAAACAGCAAGCCGACTCTTACGAGCAAGATCAGCTACAACCGAATCAATGACACCATCAATCATTCATGCGCCGCATCATAATCTTCGGCAGACTCAAAAAGACGAAGCACATGAATACAAGGATCGCCTTCCTCAAACTCAGCATCCTCCTCTGGAGTAACAGGAATACTGTCGTGCGTAGAGCACACTGCGCCGCTAACCCACTTATTAGCCTCACCCACAGCAAGCCACTCATCAAAATCAATCATCATCATCTCCTCGAAAACCAATCCGCAACTCAGGGTAAACATTATCGCCTACACTCTCAATGCTACTAGACAAAGCCAAAGCACCACCCTGCGGCTTCGGACACTTATGCCTCTTACGCCACTGATTCAACAAACCCAACTCATCATCACGCTCCGCAGAAAAACTAGCCCCACAAGAACAAGACTCAGAAAGACTCATCCTGCTCACCCAAAATATCGTACTTCGCCTTCACCAAACCCTCAGAAGCCAAAACATCCAAAACCCCACGATCAACATCCGGATACCTCAAAGCAAGCTCCCTCTTCATATAATCCAAAGCAATATCGAAAGCCTTACCCATAACCTTAGCCTGATGCTCAGTAACCTTCACCATATCAACATCAAGCTTATTCTTCTCACTATCCAAACGATCAGCAATAACACCCAACGTCTGCAACATCAAACGAGCCGACTGCGGATCCTTAGAATCCAAAGCACCCGAACGCAAAGACTCCTTCAACTCATTCAACTCAACAAGCAACAACTGACGGCGCTCAAACTCACTCCAAATATCGCGAGAAGCCAACAACCTCTTAATATGCATAATCGCCTGAGCCGCAGGAATACCAGTCTGACGCTCAATCTCATCACCAGACAAACCACCAGAAGCAGCCCTCAACAACAACTCATCAAGAAGAGCAACATCCTTACTCATCCAACAACCTATCCAACTTCGCCTCAATCACATCAAGACGCTCCATCAACGCATAATACAAAGCATCAATCATAAACTGCGGAGAAGGCAACTCCTCACCCTCAGACACAACAGGATCCACATCAGCAATACCCCTAGGCTCAGAAGACCTAGAACCCAACAAAAATTGTTGCGAAAAATTTTTTAGATCCGACAACTACACAACCTCATCATCCATGAAATCTTTGAAAGCATCAATAAACAAATTCACAACATCCCAAAACTCACAGTCCACATGACACTCAAAAAACAAGTCAGCCAACTCAACCCCAGACACACGATCAACAACCAAAGCACGAAACACATCCACACCATCAGGCTCCGGAGCAGCATCAAACAACTCCAAACGCACAGACACAAGCCACCGCTCATCAACATTCACAACAAAAGAAGTCATACCACAATTATAGTGCCACCAAAAACCCAAAAAACAGCAAAAAAACTCATACGGTTCATAGAACAGCTCCTGCCGAAATTTCCCCGATTAATTGATTTCTTTTAATCGGGGCTGTGGGGCTTGTAGGTGGCTTAAGGTGAAACCCTAGGGGGTTTATTCCCTAGGGCTCTCCTGTGGCTGTGGCTAGGCTTTCAGTAGTCTTAACAGGTCGTTTAGGTCTGTTGCTCTGGATAGCCAATATAGGCTTGGGGCTGGCTTGGTTGCGTAGGCAACTAACTGGCGCAAGATTTCCGCCCAGGCTCTCACTCTGTCGGTCTGTGGGATATCTGTCTGTGTGGTTCCTGCCATTTGGCGGAACTCAATCGTATTTGCTCGGTAGGTCTGGAAGTGGTTGGCAACATTGACCGCCTGATATTTAGAATGGTTGCGCTCTCCCGATCTGGTGGCGTTTTCCTGTTCTGGGGTGTGTGGCATCGCATAGTAGATATCTGCACGCTCTGCGATTTGGTCTAATACTGGCTTGGCTAGGCGGTATGCGGTCATTACATTTGCAACCTGTGGGGCGGTTAGGTGTGCGCTACCGATGTGGATATGTATCCCGCAATCGCTGTTAAAGGTCGCATCATTTAATCCCCAACTGGCTAGGCGGTTAAGGCTCTCTGGGTGGGTGTAGGTTATTGCGCCGATGCTGGCTACTTCTTGGCAATCGCTACTTCCGCCGTAGCAATCACTACTTCCGCAATCGTGGTCTAGTGATTGGTTGCCGTTGTTTAGGTCGCAATTGTCGCAACCGCAAGAATGGTAACACTCGTCGCATTCACATTCACACTCTTCGTTCCCTGCGTAGTCGCTCTCGTCGCTCACCGAGCCGTCGCTCTGCCAATCAACGATTGTAACGATTGCTGGAATATCCATATCTTCGGCGTTGGCTTTAACGTTCGCCATCGTGTTGCTTTCAATCTCGTATCCCCAAGTGAGTTGGGTTTCGGCGCTCTTCTTGTTGGCGAACTCTTGGGCGAACTTTGCGAACTGCTCAAGTGTGGTTTCTGGTGTCTTGTTGCTTTCCATTTGTTTTACTCCTTGTTTGGTGTTGCTCGGCGCTTTGCCGATAAGTCAATTAAGCCATATCTCTGGGATATTCGCAAGGGGTTTAGGCGTGTTTCTTGGTTAACTTTAGGTTAACTCTTTTTCTCAGGTTTCTCTCAGGTTTCTCTCAGCAAACTCTCAGGCTGTGTTATCGGGGTCATTCTCAGGAAACTCTCAGGAAACTCTCAGCCGTCTCTCAGGAAACTTATCCCGAACATCTGTTCGTATCAGCGTTAGATTTTCCCGAACATTTGTTCGGATCGCTTTTTTCGCATCGCCTGAACACCTGCGCCCGAATTCCCAAATTGCCCAAACTGCGAGCGCTAGCGAGCGAGCGCGAATTCCCAAATGCGAGCGCGAAAATACCAGCGCGAATTCCCAAACCCCCCCATACCAGCGCGACTTCCCAAATTACCTAAACGCACACACCCTCCACATCAGCGCGAGTTCCCAAAAGATCAAATATAAGGAGCGCACAGGTGTAGGCGCGCGATTATACAGGATGGCTTGACCGGTGTCAAGTGTTTTTTGATAACGATTTCGTTATGCAATATGGCTTGACAATGTTATGTGGGAATGTAATACTTCTATTAGACGCAAATAGTGGCGTTTGACAAAGCAACCGACCTTCACTGGTTTTTCGTGGTGTCTTTCCGTGATGGTTTTAGGTTATGGTTTCCCTTGGTTGCTTTGTCTCCTTATTAGTGTTTTGGACTTGACAACCAGAGTAAACGCCATTAGACTAGATAATGTAATAAGAATTCACAACTAACAATGAAAGGTTCAGGTGATGCGTATGTGTTCAATCGCAGGTTTCTCACTATCAAATAATTCTAAAGTTCTTCCACGCAAGTTGGCTCACGCTCTCTTGGTAGAGATGGATGTTCGTGGTAATCAGGCATCAGGTTTTGCTTGGCAATCTACTAACGGTTCGGGTCTATTCAAGAATGATGTCGCTGGTGCTCAACTTAGCCTTAAGAGTATGCCTAAGAACGCGGATGTGGCTGTTTTGCACACTCGTTATGCTACTCACGGTTCTATCAAGGTTATGGCTAATAATCACCCTGTGTTGTCTCCAGATAACCAGATTGCTTTGGTTCACAATGGTGTTATCTATAATCACAATACTGTTCGTGGTTATATTGATGCCAAACTGCCAGAAGTAGATAGTTCTGTTATTCCAGCCCTGCTTTCTCAGTATCCTAATGATCTCTCTAAGTTGGAGATGCTTGATGGTGATGCTAGCGTTGCTTGGCTTGACGAGAGTGAGCGTATGACCCTTAAGGTTGCTCGTATTTCTCACAGTCCTTTGTGTGTTGCTCAACTTAAGGATGGTTCGTTTGTTTTTGCATCTACGGAGAGTATCTTGATGTCTGCTCTTAAGGCTATTGGTATTAAGCCTGTGTATGTGGAGAATGTTCCTGAGCGCACTTTGCTTACTGTTCGCGCTGGTCGTCTTGACCAAGTTGATGCGTTGCCTGAGCAGAACCGTGATTATGAAGAGAAGTTTGATTATTCTAGTTCTTACTATCGTAATCTTACTTCTGGTAATAAGTCTGGTGAGAGTTGCGCTGTTCCTGTAAGTCCTACTGGTGGTCGTTATGTTCCGTCTACTTATGGTGATGTGTTTATTCCTGAAGATTGGTATGACGAAGAGAACTCTGGTGCGGAGCCTGTTTATCTTGATGATTTCCCTGAGATTGATGGCTATGTTGTCAATGAGTTTGGTGAGTATTTTGATAAGGATAACCAGTTTATGGGGACTTTTGATGACTTGGTGGAGATGGGTTATTTGTCTCCACTAGAGCGTCCTAGGATTGCTAATCGCTTTGATGGTGATTTGTACGATTAGGCGCTCGGGTGTCTCTCTACATTATTTATATAAATACTATAATAATAAATAATGTATATAGATACTGTGTTACAAGATCTTCACCCAGTTTCATTAGATGTGGTCGTGTTTTTCTATTTTGCGACCACATTTGATGCAACGAATGCTCCAAATTTGTTTCACATTACAACTAAATAACTTTTTTCACGACATTTTGTATTATCAGGAATAATAAACCAAAATAGTGTATTATTATTTTTATACACAATAAATAATAAAAAATGTCATAAATTATTAGATGTGGCAATCGCATCTAATTTACATCTTAGGAGAGATATTATGAACCCAACTTGCCAATACTGTGGTGTAGGTGAAGTCGCAATCCATCTTGGTTGGACTGACAGTTGCCCTGCTTGCGTTTTTGAATGCACCACCTGCCGTATGCTTAGACCCTATGAGATGGGTATCGCTAGTTCAACTGAATGCGACCAATGTGTAGCACTAGAAGTTCGTTTAGGCGACATCCCTGTTGCAGACTTTTTTAGACAGACACAAGAACTAGATGCAACCCCAACAACAACAGAAGAACAAGGAGAAACCCCCCAAATGAACCGACTATATACTGTCATTAGTTTT